GGCTTCTAAAGTTTGAGCTTCTCCACCTGTCCCTAAGATTGAGCGTTCTAACTGACTTAATAATTGACCTTGTTGTCTAGCACCAACTCTTTCAGTCATTTGTCTTTGCGCTCTTCCAGACCTTTGAATAAGTTGCTCTAGTTCCCCAAGTTGCGCTTCTGTTTTCTCTTCAGTTTCTTCAAGCTCTGCCATTCTACGAGCTTCTTCAGAAGCGCTTCGAGCTTTATCAATACTTTCATACGATTTCCCATCTGGAGTCGTATACAGACCTGTTTCAGGATTATACTCCGCTATGTCGCCTGCAACTGCTTGTTTATTTTGCAATGACTGTAAATAATTTTTAGCATTTTTACTTGCATTCTCTATTCTTCTTCCTCTGAAAACACCTTCACCTTTACCTGATTGCACAGACCATTCTTTTAATACTTTACCAGTCTCAGTATTTACAACCTGATAGCTGACCAATGTACTCCCAATCTTATTCTGTTTAATTTGATATTTATCCATTATAAATCCTTTGCTTTTTTAATTTCTGAGAAATGCCACTCTTCATTTAGCTTTACAGATAGGTAAAACTTACCTTCTTTAGTGCATATCCCAATATCTGTGTCTTTACCTTCTTGAGGACTAAAAAATCCTTGTTTAAGGTTAAAAATCTTATCTTGCTTACCATCGGTAAGTGTTTCAATGGTTTCTTCCATTATGGATTACTCCCTTCTATATCATAATCAATATCTATGCCATCGATGCGAATATCTGAGGAACTCCCAGAGACTTCAACTTCAATGCTTTTTGCTAATATATTTACTAAACTTGATTGACAATTGAGAGCAGTGTGTGCTGCTAATGTAATAGTTAATGATTCTGTAGTCTCTCCATCAGCATATATCTTAACATTACCACCATTTTCAGCTAAATACGTTATATGAATCTTAGTAAATCGTTTAAATTGATCTGGTAGCGCAAGATCAAATCTTTTTGTTTTTACTTTTAATGTTCTACCGTCACCATTTTGTGAACCAGAAATAGCATTTTCAAACCTTCTACTTGCTGTATCAAACCCTTGAATATTTTGTTCATCATCCATCACCATATTACTTTGCAATGTGCTAATTGCAGTAGTTAATTTATTCCAGGATCTTGTATCAAAATTATATCCATAAAAACTCGTTGAAGGAGATGTGGTAACTGATCTTGCAGACCAATCTGAAAACAATATCATATTATTAATACCATCGTAACCAATACTAAAACTTCCTGCACCTGGGTTTAAAGTAAGTCCTTGATATGTATCCCTTACAAGTAGAGATAACTCAGTTATTTGAGTACCTGTAAGTAAACTTATTTGCTTTTTATCTGCAAAGCAAATACCATAGGGTGTATCTATCACTGCGTGTTTATGTAAACAACCAATACCTGCAATATGTCTTTCTAAAATAAAGTTTACTGATTGTGCGCTTTGTATTCTGTAGATATAAATATTTCTTGTTTTAAAGACATATAATCTATTCTGAGAAGAATGTAATACAGTTATTTCATCGCCATCATTCTTACCAACATCAACAAACTTGGTTCCCACCACTGCCTCATCGAGCTTAAAGTTATCAGTAAAGACAATGCGATTCTTTTCACGAAGTGTTTGGTCATTCTCATCCTTAAAATCTATATTTGCATAAAATGCTTTATTACCAACAACAGTTGCTGTATTCCACTTAATTGGTTTTAATCTAGTTTCTGCAGCTCTACCTGTAAGTGAATTATAGGTAGATAGCTTTAAACCATCGTTTGGTATGTACCAAGTAGCAAGTTTATCTGTAGATACAGCTGCAGCAAAAGCCCTAGCATCATTCATATTAAATGGGGAGTCAACCTCTTGTTCTTCACCATTCCAAGTTTTCCACTTTACTGTCGCTCCACCACTAACACCTGTTGTTAGGGTTGTGCCACTGACAGATTTAATACTTGCAATAATTGTAATTGTTTGAGCTAACTGTGCAGAAGCCTCAGCTAAAGTAGTGGCAGATGTAGCAGGGTACACAAAAACCATATTATTTGCAGTAAAGTTTGTTCCCCAACTGCTTGTACCGTCTTTTTCTGTGAATGTACTTGATGTTGAAGCATTAATATTTTCATAACTATCTGCATTAGCAGCATAAGGTTCCATACATGGAATCCAGTATCCATTATTTGTTTTAATGGTTGAACCACTTCTTATGACTACATCTTCTGCAGAATCTTTAGCTCTTGGGTCTTCTGAAAAACCATGCTGAGTATCATACGTAGTCACTAAATACCAATCAACATCATCTTCGGGTTGCCAATATAAATTAATACCTGTAATTCTTTTATTCCAACTTGCAAGGGAAGAACCAGTGAATGGCACAATTTGAATACCTGGGCAATGCTCTCCACCTGTTGACCCAATAGAGTTTTGAGAAAATACACCTATGTCACCATTAGCATCCCTAGCTAATTCGCTTTCTTGGACATAATCATATAAAAATGTAACTGTATACTTATCTTTGTTGTTAAAAGTGTTTGCAGGAGCTGAAGGTATTAATTCAGGATCATCTGTGTTTCCTGCAGGAAAGTGAACAAAAATACCTACTTCATTTGCTGCGTTAATATCATTGTTTTGATCAAAAGCGTATTTCATCGCAGTGACAGTTGGAGGTGTTAATTCTGTATCTTCCAATGTCCAAGCGTTCACAGCAGTAGCCATCGGAGGCATTCTAAAGCGATAGCCATCAGAATATGTTTCACCTGAACCGAAAAAATCTCTTTTAATATGCCCATACCATTTAGAGTTATTACTACTATTAAATGAACCATCACTAATTCTTAATATTTGATTATGTATAAGTAAATCATGTCTTGGGATTTCTTTTATTGTTACATCATCTATTGTTAAATCTTCTGTTCCCGAAGGGTTTCCTGGATTAATACAAATACCACCATCACTAATTAGTGGTGAAAAATAAAATGTTGAAGTTCCATTAAGGCAAACACTGTTACTAACATAGGCAATAGTATTAGCTGAATTTGTAATAGCAATTACCGCTTTACCTCCACCACCAACACTAGACAGTGTAAACTGTAACTTATAAGTTCTATCTTTTTTTAGTGCAATAGCCATATTAGCTGAAGTTTGTGACAATATACCTGGTGTATCACCGCTAGTGCTATAATCCATATTATCTGACACAGAATCATAAAGAAAATTCTGACCTACTGTCCAGTTAGTATTACTTGAAAAATCCCCATCTGTTACACATTCAGCACCTAAGCTGTAAGTATTAATAGAAGTAAATGTTCCAGAAGTCCCATCAGATATATCCTGTCTATAAACATCAAGAATGTTTGAAGCCAACCACCATTCAGTACTAATATCATCTCCATTAGCATTTTTTTCTGCTCTATATCTCTCTACTTCAGTGGTGACTTGTCGTGCGTTAGATATAGCAGAAGATGCTACTACTGTAGCTCCTTGTGCAGTAATACTACCTCTTTTAGTATTAAGAGCATTGTCAAACTCTTGAAACTGATTATCAGATATATCTAATTCAGATTGATAAGTAACTAATCCACCTGAAAAATCTCTTATAGTTTTTCTAGCCATTAAAAGTCGTTATAAGGAACAGTTAGGATTGTACTGCCATCTCTTGATTGTCTTTCAAGAATAACTCTTTGTTTTTGTTCTAACCATTCGTTTTTAAAATATGAAATTAAATTTAGGTCTCTAAGCCTCTCTGATACTCTCCAAGAAGGATAATAGATAAGTATTCTTTGATAACGCTCATCTATTTCTGGTTTTGAAAATACTACAGTTATATTACTAGCAGTTCCTGTAGTTTGATCTTTTACAGTAAAAGCAGTAGAACTACTTACTGTAGTAATAAAAGTATCTGCAGGAAGATTCGCACCTACAATGCTCATACCTGCTCTTACATTTTCAGTAGAATCCATAGTAACAGAATTAGAACTAGATGAAAAATCTATAGTAGAATCAACAAACATTTTATGAGGTAAATAATAATAGTAAACCTTTATCTCTTTTACTTCAGTCGGAGTAGGAAATATTCCTAACTTATCATTATGAATGTAAAAGGCTTTATCTGTCGTAATATTGCTCATTGAAGAATCGTCAGCAATATCATTGATTTCATTGATGCCAATTCTTTGGC